ACACAGGCAATCTTTGGCAGCGCGTCAGGCGGTGGTGCTCTGGGCGGGATTGGCTCGTTCCTCGGCCTATTCGACAGTGGCGGCTATATCCCGTCTGGTCAGGCGGGTGTTGTGGCCGAGCGGCGGCCGGAGCGCGTCAATGGTCAGCTGCTCGATGTGCCTGCGCTGGTGCGGGGACCGGCACAAATCCAAGGCGGTGCGGCAACGGCACGCGAGGGCGCACAGACATCGGCTCGGCCCATCCAGAACATTGTGACGTTCGACGAGAACGAGGTCGCAGGTCGCGTGTTCGCCAACCCGGGTTTCGACACAAACGTTATCCGGGTTTTGCAAGTGAACGGCTACGGGCCGAACAATGCCTGAGCTGTGGCCTTTCATCCCCGACGTTGAGGTCCGAGAGCCCGTCGAATGGCTGACGGACGTGCTGACGGCGGAGACCTTTGAGCAACGGATCGCGCTTGGCCTGCCGCGTCGCACCGTCGCCTATAATTTCGAGCTGGGCGCAGATAGGTACGCCGAGGCCGAGCTGCTCATGCGGTCCAACATCTTGGGCGACTGGTATGTGCCATTCTGGCCAGATGCCATGCGGATCACGGCGGCCGTATCGGCGGGGGCCGGTTCCATCACGGTGGACACGAGCAACCGCGATCTGCGTACCTTGGCGATGGCATGGCAGGACGACGACATCTACGAGCTCGTCACCATCGCCTCGGACGGCGGGTCGAGCGTGACTTTGACAGGCGTCACCACCAATGCCTATCCGGTGGGTTCCGTCCTCGTGCCAGTGTTCACAGGAATCGCAGCCGGTGGGCTGAACGGCGAACGGACCGACAAGACGTTCGATCAGGCAAGCGTGCAGTTCTCTCTCGACGAGGAGACCGATATCGCGAGCTCGCCATACTCGCAGTATCTCAGCATCGACGTGCTCACCGACAGATCGGTGTCCACGACTGGGCTTCGGACCGGTGTCGCCCAGAACCATGAGCGGGTCGGCAATCGTCTGGGCAAGTACAGCCTCGAGGAGCGGTCGGATTGGCTGCAGGTGATGTCGGGCATCATGTTCGTCGACGAGACACCAGCGGACAAGTGGTCGCGCCGTCGGTGGGTATGGGGCCTCAAGGGTCGGCAAAAGCCGTTCTGGTTGCCGACATGGCGCAAGGACTTGGTGCTGGCATCGTCAATTGGCGCGTCGGATACGTCGATCACGACAGCACATAGGGCCGGTGTGGCGAGCGGTCGACACATCCAGATCGATGACGGAAGCAATGTGTACTATCGCCAGATCACCAGCGTGACGCCCGGCTCGCCCAATGACACCATCGGTATCAGCTCCTCTCTCGGGTCGGCTGTCAGCTCAGCAACCATCTCGTTCCTCGACCTCGTGCGGCTTGACACCGACCTCGTCGAGTTCATTCATAGCGGAAGCGAGAGAACCGTCGTTTCAGTGCCAGTGAAGGGGGTCCCGGCGTGACATTTGCCGCACAAGAGACCAGCCGCACGGACGGTAACCCGGTCCTGCTCTATGAGTTCAGCAAGACGGGCGAGACGACGCTGCGATATGTGCAGGGTAAGACCGATCTCGTCGTCGGTGCCGACACCTACGTCGCATCTGGCATCAAGGCCGGATCACCGCGCCACGCTGCCCGCATTCAGCTCGAGGATGTTCAGGTCGTGTTCCCTGCCAGCGAGGACCCGGACCTGCAAGGCGAGTGGACATTCACCATCAAGGCGATGCACCGCACCGACGGCGCCAATGAGGTTGTGACCATCTGGACCGGGTTCACCGGCCGGCCGACGCGCCGCTGGACCACGGTCACCTACACGGTGCAGAACATCCGCGCCAAGCAGAACTTCATCCGGGCGGTCAACACCGCCGAGCGGAAATGCCAGCATACGATTTACGATCCACGCTGCGCGGTGAACAAGGCGACATTCACCACGACCGGAAACGTCACGAATGTGGCGAGCAACGTGCTTACCGTCACAGAGGCCGGCGCTCAGGCCGACGGCTACTATGATGGCGGAATCCTGACGTTCGACGGCGTCGACTACTACATCAACAATCACACTGGCACGTCGCTGGTGATGAAAGATGTTGTGCCCGGGCTGTCCGCTCCGGGTACGGCCGACATCGCCCCGGGCTGCGACCGCACACGCGGTTCGGGGGGGTGCGGCCGCTTTGCGAACATCCTGAACATGCTGGCAGCCCCTGAGGTCCGATCTGGTCGTGTGTTTGGTGGCGGGGAGCGGTTCTAATGTGGATCACGCTACTCCGTATCGTGGCCCTGTCGGCTCTGGTGTATTTCACCACGCCGAAGCTCAAGCCGCCTCCACCTCCCGGGTTCGAGGAGCTCACCATCCCGAACTCAGACGAGGGCGGTGAATATCCCGTGATCTGGGGCACGCCAATTATCCGCGATCCATGGGTGCCGCTCTACGGGCTGCATCGTACGCGGGCTATCCGTTCGCGCGGGGGCAAGAAATGACCGAGGTCATGGTGACACGTCAGGATCTCCGAAAACTCAAAGGCGGCCGGCGCCTCGGCCTGTGCAGCCATCGGGCGGCGAAGTGGTTTGATGCGCACGGTCTCAAGTGGTCAGACTTCATCAACGGTGGTATGCCTGCCTCAGTGCTCGAGGCATCCGGCGACAGTCGCGCGATCCGCGCCGCTCAGATTGCCCGCGAGCGCGTGGCATCGGAGGGCCACCATGGGCGGTAAGAGCAGCAGTCAAGTCGTCGGATACCGGAATTATATCACGTTCCACATGTGGCTGTGCTCTGGCCCCGTCGACCTTCTGACTGAAATGCGCTATGGCGACCGTCAGTGCTTCCTTGGCAATCAGTCCCCCGGCACGTTCAGCTTTGACCGATCCGACCTGTTCAACGGCGAGGGCGACGAGGGCGGCATTTCTGGCACGTTCACGCTCGAGGATGGGGATGCAGCGCAGGGCGTCAATTCGGTGCTCGATACGCTATACGAAGGCGACACGCCTGCTTTCCGCAATGTCTCTCAGGTGGTCGGCGACGACATCTACATCGGCAACAACCCTTATGCGAAGTCGCTGAGCTTTGCGCCGACCCGCATTCAGCAGCTCGACAATTACGGATCGCAGTGGAACAGCAGCGAGGCGGCCATCGCTTCGCAGGCCGTGGAAAACTGGAACGAGGGTACCGGCGACCTACAGCCCTTGAACCCGGGCCTGACGCAGGGGGACAGCTTCCCGATCAGTGGCGATGACCCCCTGACGGCCACACACAACCGCCTGTACCGCCTGAATGCGTCTCAGAGCGTGACCTACCAAACATCTTCCCTCGCGGCGAGCGGCTTCACGTTGTCGCCCGGTGATGATGGGTACTGGATGCGCATCAACGGCGGCATTTTCAATGCGAACTTCGCGCAAATCTTCTGGTCGGTGCAGGAGCTCACAGGCAACGCGACGTCTCTGGACATGACCGCGACGGTCACTTTCGAGGCGGGGCAGGCTGCGGCGTTCCCGACCAATACGTGCCAGTACATCATCCGAGCCATCGAGGCCGACGGATCGACCAACATCATTCTTGCAAGCGGCTCGGTTCCCTACAGCGAGTTCGCGGAGTATAGCGAGGCGCTGACGGTACCAGATGGCTACGCCTATATCGAGCTCGAGATGCAGTCGGGCCTGAACGGGGGCTTCCGGGACATTCGGATCACGGGAGGCAATGGAAGCCTGACGCCGAACGATATCAACCCGGCACATATTATTCGAGAAGTGCTGACCGACACGCGGTTCGGCGTTGGCCGAGCGACGTCGTCTCTCGATACCGCGGCCTTTGCAGCTTTCGCTACCCAGCTGCACACCGAGGATTTCGGACTTTCGGTCAAGTGGAAGCCCGGCAGCTCGACACCCTTCGACCTGATCGCGGACATTCTCGATTACGTCGACGGTGTCCACTACATTGACCGCCAGACCGGCCTTGACGTGGTGAAGCTTATCCGTGCCAGCGACACAGCCATAGCATTCGGGGCTGACGCGATTCTGGACGGCGAGCTCACGCCTGAGAAAGAGGAGGAGCTGCCGAGCAAGTGCATCGTCAAGTATACTGACCGGCGCCACCAGCGCGAGGCAAGCATCTCAGCGCACAACCCGGCCCTGCGCCGTAATCGCGGCTATGACGTGCCGACCGAACGCAACTACGTTTACGTGCATCGTGAGGCGCTGGCGGCCCAATTGGCCGAGCGCGAGCTGCGTCAGGCATCAACGGTCAAACTCCTCGGGTGGGTGGACCTTGATCGTTCCGGATATCTGATCCACCCGGGTCAGAAAATCACGCTGACGAGCCCGAAACTGAACGTATCCGGCGTCACCTTCCGCGTGCTCGACGTTGACCCAGGCGACGGTATCCAGAACCGGATCAAGTGTCAGGTCGCGCAGGACGTGTTCGACATGGTGACGGACACCATCACGATAGAGGACAGGCCGACCGACCCTGCAATTGTTGCACCGCAGGCTGTGACGACGAGAGTGGTGCAGGAGGCGCCATATTACTTCGTGGCGACCGAGGTCGGGGATCAGCAGGCCGAGGACGAGTTCGCAGGCGACAACACCCGCGGGTACGTCTTTGCGGCGGCCGAGGCCCCGACACCAGCCCACATCCGCGCGACACTACATCTCGACGCCGGCCTCACCGGCTCCTACGAGGAGGTTGATGCAATCGATTTCGGGCCCGGAGATGTGCTGGCGGCCGACATGGCGAAGTACGCGACGACGCTGACGGTTGCCGATGCAACGGGCTTCAATGACGTCGAGTTGAACGACCTCGCCCAGATCGGAGACGAGATCGTCCGCGTGACCAACGTCAGCGGGACCACGATCACGGTCGAGCGCGGTTTCTTGGATACCGTCCCGGTCCCGCATTCGTCTGGCGAAACTGCCATGCTGTTCGGGCCCTACTACGAGGTCGCAACCGAGGAGTTCAACGACGGCGAGACGACCGGCGTGAAGTTCGTCACGCGCACGGCACGCGCGCAGCTTTCCATCGGCGGCGCCACGCAAGAGACGATCACCTTCGATAGCCGAGGCATTCGCCCCTATCCTGCCCAAAACCTGCAGCTCGAGGGCGCTCTTGAGCCGGGCGCCATCGCCGACGGCGACGAGCTCACATGGGACCGTCGCAACCGCCTTGACACTATTCCCGTGCCCTTCGATGACGGTGATCAGACGCCCGAGACAGGCACGACCTATCGGGTTGACACCTATTTGCTCAACAGCCCGACCGAAGCGACACCCGGCTCGACGAGCTGGACGTCGACGGTTAGCGCAGGTCCGGTGACGCTCAACTCCTCGGACTATGAGACTGGACGCACGACCGAAACGCACCTACGCATTATCGTCACCGCATTGCGCGACGGGTTCGAGAGTTGGCAGTCTCCGGAGATTACGGTAGCCTTGGGCGCGACGATGGACAGCGAAACGATCACAATGGACAGCACCGAAACCACGATGGATCAAAGCTGATGGGACCGAACATTTTCAACCCGGGCGCGGCCGCAAATGACGGCACCGGCACGAACCTTCGACAGGCTGCCCAGCGCCTCAATGCAGGCGGCGTGATCTCGCGGACCACAACGGCCGAGCCCGGCTCTCCGACGGCGAACGACTTCTACATCGTCCCTGCCTCGGCAACCGGCACAAACTGGGCCGGCCAGGACAATGATTTCGCGTGGTACAACGGCACGTCTTGGGAGTTCTTCACGCCGGTCGAGGGTGCGTTCGTTTGGGTCAACGACACCAATCAGCTCGTTTACTGGGACGGCTCGGCGTGGACGCAGTTCTCAACCAGCGCCGTAGACACATCGTTCCAGACGCTCACCGACGGGGCCACGGTCAACTGGGACATGAGCGCAGGCAAAAACTTCCGCCTGACGCTGGGCGGAAACCGCACGCTCGCGCTCCCGACCAACCTGTCCGTTGGCGATGAGGGTATGCTCGAGATCGTGCAGGATGGCACCGGCAGCCGCATCCTGACGTGGAATGATGTCTTTGGGTTTGATGGTGACACCGCACCCACGCTGGCCACGGCGGCCGATGAGCGCGATCTGTTTAAGTACTACGTGACGGACGCCCAGAATATCTTCATCGAGCATCTGGGCGATTACACGCCCGAGGCTGGTGCGGAGTACTTTCTCACGACCTATCCCGATGCGTATCTTGCGTATAGCCTCCGGCGCCTTGCGAGCGGCTCGACCAATGCTATCCGCGTTCGCGACGATGGTGATGGCAGCAGCATCGACGTTGCGCTCAATTCTGGGATCGATGCGCTCCCGGATTGGTCGACGTTCCTGACGGCCATCGGCAACGATCAGGGCAACGTCAACCGGTGGTATGACCAAAGCGCGACCGGGATCAACGCCGAGCAAACGAACGCTTCGCGTATGCCCGTGGTCAAGTCGAGCGGCGGTGCGGCGCTGTCCAACATCCACGAGAATTTCCAAGGCAACCCTTGCGTGCAGTTCACGTCGAACGGGCCCGGTTATGACCAGCTCAATGCGGCCGCGCTCTCGAGCAAGCCGTCGACCGTTCATGTCCTGCTTGTGATCTCAAAGGACACGGGCGAGGATGATGGCATTTTCTTCACCGACAATGACGCTGTCGGAGACCGGTTCATGCACGCCGAGAACGGAAGTGCCTCCGCGGCCGACAATAACGCCGGAACGATCACGTACGGCGCCGAAAGCGGCTCCGGCTACGCAGACCTTGCAGGCAGCACGCGCGACCACGTCTATGACGCCCTCGGCGGTGCGAGCAACCAGCTCACAGTCATGGGCATGAAGAACGTCAGCCTGACAAACTTCACAGACCTCGCTTTCGGCGGCCAGTCAACCGCAGCCTACGACGCTGGTGTCCACGAGTTGATCGTCTGGGACACCGCAGACATCACGGAATCTGAATTTGAGAATGCGTGTGAAGCCGCGCGCACTTTCTGGAACACATCGGACGTAACCTAAGGAGAAACCATGTCCACACTTCGGATCGAGCACGGCGACGTCGCTATGTCTATCCCCATCCCCGAGGAGCAGACGGTCAGCCAAACAGATCAACCCCTCATCATGTCGCTTTGGCGTCCGGATGAGGGTCTGCCGTCTGGGACGGTACTCGGGCAATGGATAGCGCCGGGAGATTTCGAGCTCGCAGGCGTGCAGAATGCAATCGGCGTCGCCACGTCTCCGCACCTTTCGTTGGTCGTCAATGGGACCGTCGTCGACGGTTTCAGCCTCGGCACGTCGGAGCAGATGGCAGCGGTCATCCGCGAGGGCGACATCGTGCAACTGGTCTATGGCTCGACCGAGCCTGAGGACTTGCAGTCGAAGGACATCACGGTCAACCTGATCTGGGCGCCTGCCGTCCTGCCCGACCTCCCGCCTGCCGGTGGGTATTTCCTTGACGGTCTGGCAATGCCTAAGGTGGCGCTCAGCCTCGTTCAGCTCCGCGAAACATCGACGCATTGTGTGCGCATACGCACGGACGACGGGCAGCTACATGACATCGGTTTCACCGATGGTATCTGCGATTTCGATGAAATCCTGCAGTTGGCGGGAACGGGCGCGGCACGTGTAGACATGTGGTTCGACCAGTCCAACAATGCACGCCATTTCACCGCGGCAAACGCCAATCTGCCACTCATCGCGGCTGGTGGGGCCATCATGCGGAACATGTCGGGCCATCGGGGCATTCTATCGACCGCTGGCCTCAGCACGTTCGAGGGGATCATCCCCGCGGGCCTGTCCCGCGTGCTTTACGGCGTGACGCGAAACGACGACGACCACGACATGCTACTTTTCTCGGAGAACGGCGGCACGCAAAAATATTTCGGGCTCTCGGAGATGGGCAGCCAAGCGCCAGCGCACGGGGGTGTTGGCGGCCCGCTTTACAGCACGAACGGACTTGTTCAGCAGGCTTGGCAGCGGTCGGAACTGTTCAACATGCTGCCTGATGGCAACATGGCGGTGCTCGAGATCGAGAGCGTGGACGCGTTCTCGGATGTCCACTTCCCCGGGCAGAGCACGTCCGTCGCTTCGGTGTATTCGCACGAGCTCATCATCTGGGACGAAATGGGCGGAGTTCCGAACCGCCACCCGGATCTCGCGGCTGCGCTCCTGTGATTGCCGCGCAGCTACAGCGGCCGGGCGATCTGCCCGGCACATTCGTCGCACCCCTCAAGCGGACCGTCGTTGCGTCTGGCGGGGCCAAGCAGTTTCCGCAGCGCCTCGACTTCGGCGGTGGGTACGCCGCGATGTTCTTCGCCGATGGCACCGATCACTATGACGGGCGGTGCAGCTATTGCCTCACCTACGACAATGGTCGCACATGGGGAGAGGTTCAGGAGGTTGCGCCCAGCCTTCACCCGGGCAAAGGCATCCGGCACTTTTCGGTCGGGTTCAACGCGGCCAACGGCACGGTTGCGGCATACCTGCGCGTCGAGGAGCCCACACCGCAAAATCAGGATATCGCCTCGTACTATACGGTGTGCGCAGCCGCCAATCTTCAGATAGGTCAATGGCTGCCGCCTATGCAGTATGACGTGCCCGGCTTCCGGATGCGTGGCACGATGTATCGTACGTCTCTGGGGATGGCCTGCACGCACTATTTCAACGGCGGCTTCAAGCTGCTCTATCTCAACGAGGACTTCTCGCCATCACCAGTCGAGGGCGGATTCGAGGACACCAATCAGCCGGACATGCCTCTTCCCGGCGAAATGCGGGTGCTCCGGATCGATGGTGAAAGGCTGGTTGCCATTGTCCGCAACAACCAAGAGACCACGCCCCGCTACGGCTTCCACACCAGCGCTGATGCAGGCATGTCTTGGACGCCCCGAGGCGCGTGGATCGGCGGGACACCGGTCGACGCCACCAACCAGAGCGCAGCGGTATGCCATGACGGACAGGTCTGGTTCGCGTGGCCCATCCGCCGCGACGTCGGCGCGATCAAATATAAGCGATGCAACGCGGAAGATTTCTTTGCTGATCCAGTTGGCGCACTATATGACGCCCCAACGGCGACGCCTGTCAGCGACTTGGCGGGCTGGACCTATGACAAGGGGCATCCTAACCTCGTCGCCGGCCTCGGCGGTCGCATTGATCTGAGCTGGTATCAAGAGCACTTGGTCGAAACGATGAGTATTCAGTAAGTTGAATGCATTTCAATCCGTGACCTGTTACGTGTAGATGTGAGGCACGCGAGAACAGCCTAAGAGCAGACGGCGGCCCCATGAGTGAAGTCGATATGACGCCACAGGAACAAAAAGAGCTGCGGGAGCTTCGGGACTTCTGGTTTGCGCCAGTCGATCTGGGCGACGGTGTGGATCGCAGACGAGCGGATCGTCTGGACGATTTCCTGAAATACTGGACGGTGCCAGCCAAGCCCGGGAAACGGCCGCGCATGGATCGGGTCGACACCTTCCTCGACGTTTTCGCGGCCGGAAACCTGATCGGCAAGATCGCATTTGGTCTGATTGTCGGACTTGGCTCTTTGGCTGCTGCATGGGTGGCGATAAAGAGTGGGGTGGCAGAGGTTTTCGGCGGTGGCAGGGATGGGTGACAGGATTCGAAGCGGGGCGGCTGCGACATGGCGTTGGTATCTTCGCCTGTGCATGGTTATTGTGGCTTGGTGGGCTGCGGCATGGACGCCTTGGGAGCTGCACACATTCGATCCCGGTGAGATCACGGTGCTTGATGCAGTTGTTGGCGCCGAGCCCGAGCTCGTACCGCCGACACCGCAAATCAAGCGTCGCGTGGTCATGGCCTACAATGTGCTGGTGAAGAACAGCAAGACCGGGGAAACGGTCTGCGATGGAAGCGGCAAGCCTCGGGAGTACCTTCCGGAAGACGCCGGAAAGTTCCCTGACCCGCTGGGTCTCGGATATTGGGGTTTCCCCGATGAGCGGTGCGGCCAAGGCTTCCCCGTAGGATCGTACAACGTGCGCACGTGCTGGACGCCGTCTGATTGGTTTTACTTCCTGCCGCCGCAAACGATCTGCCGTCGATCACACTTCGACGTGTATCCTGCGCCCGTTCAGATACAGATCGCGCCACCCAAGACGGTTGATTAGCGGGCGGTGGCGCGCCTATTGTGCTGCGCGAAATCGAGGTGAGCATGAAAATCGACACCGAGCTCCTGCACCGCGTCTCTGGCAATCGTAAATATGCTGGCCGCAAGGCTGCATTGGTGACACTCCTGCACAGCCGGGCGCCGCATATCCTGACGCCGCATGTGTTCGCACAGTTCCTCGCGCAGATCATGCACGAATCTTCGGGCATGAGGTACACCAAAGAAATCTGGGGGCCGACGGCTGCGCAGCGCCGTTACGAAGGGCGCCGTGATCTTGGCAATACCCGCCCCGGCGACGGCAAGCGGTTCATGGGCCGCGATTACATCCAGTGTACGGGTCGCGACAACTATCGCCGGTTCACGGCTTGGGCAAAGCAGATATTCCCGGATGCGCCAGACTTCGAAAAAACGCCTGATGCGCTGCTCGATCCGAAGTGGTTGGGGCTCTCGGCTGTCTGGTATTGGAAAACGTCGGTGCCAACTCGATACGTCGACGAGGGCAACATCGAAATGGTAACGCGGAGCGTCAACGGCGGGCTCAACGGCTACAGCGACCGCCTGCGCTACTTCGACCGCGCCGCCCTTGCCCTTCTCGGCTTTGCCACCATCAAGGCGTTCCAGATCGACGAGAGCATCACGGCTGACGGTATTTCCGGTCCGATCACCCGCGCGCACCTTCACAGGCGGCTCGTCGCGCTCGGCAAGCGCCATGTGGGCGGCGCTCCGGCACCTACCACCCCTACGGTAGGCAAACAGGCTCAGGCGAGCGCTCTGGGCGCTGCAATCGCCGCTGGTGTGGCGGCTGTCATCGGTGCAATCTTCTGGTGGAGGAAAAAGAACGATGAATGAGCTTGAACCGATCAACCCGCTCGCCACGCGTTCGTTCTGGTATGCGGTCGCGACATTCGCGCAGCTCTATTTCGTTTCGCAGGGGTCCAGCCTCATCGAGATGTTCGGCGTTGAGACGACGTCCGAGCTGGTCGACCTGTTCTGGGCGCTCATCGCACCGACGGTCACCATGCTGATGGTGATGTGGGAGCGCCGCAACCCGAAACGCAGCTACTCGCTCAAGGGGCCAATGACATGATTATGGCAAAGCTTATCGCCGGCCGGATCTTCTCGTGGTTCATCGGCACACAGATCGGTCGCATGGCTGGCCTCGCGATCATCGTGACTATCATCTTCTTCGCACTGATCGAGCGCGCTGAGCGCCGCGGTGCCGAGGAGGCAATCGACAAAGTGGAGGAGGAGAATGCGGAAGCTATCTCAGCGGCGGACGCCGCAGCTCTTGGGTTTGCTGAGTGTATGCGCACTGACGGCGTGTTCTGGGATTTCGGGACCTCAGAATGCGTCAGGTCTGAGTAGGACCATCGGCGACAGCCTGCCCGGCGCGCGCGGCGAGACCTTGGCCGATCAGGACAAGATCGATCAGACCATCGCACGAGGCTGTGCTGCTGGTATCTTTGGGCAGAGCGCGTGCAACCTTCACACGCAGGTCAGCCGGGATCAGCGCGCGAAACTCCGGTCTGCCGGTCAGGAGCTCACATCATGAGCCAAGGTGTCGATATCGATATCAGCGACGAAGACCTCGCGCTCGAGCTCTGTCGCCAGATGGTCACGGCCAACCACATGTCGGCCGCTGAGCAGGCTGGTGATATCGGGCAGGGGTTCAAGACAGAGGACGGTGAGCGCGGGTTCCCCGTTCCTTACGCGCAGCACATGGCACAAGAAGCCGCCGAGAGCATGTTGCTACTCGACGGCTTCATCAATGGTCAAGCGGTAGATTAAGCCGCTGACTTCCGGTCAAACCCTTTACCGCAAGCACACGGCTTCGGCTTCGGCTTGGGTTTTGGTTTGGGCTTCGGTTTCGGGTCAGGCTTGGGATCGGGCTTGTCCACGCCAGACTTACCGCCCTCATCGCAATCGTAGACCGGAATCCGGCCGTTGATGTAGTAGCACGGCTTGCGCTTGAGTGCGTCGCGCTCAGGGTCAACGATCACCACAGGGCGCGGCTTCGGCCGCTCGGCTGTCGACAGCACGCCCTTGCCTGTGAACACGGGCTCGGGCTCGATGGTCGGCTGTTCAACCTGCGCGCAGGCGGAAAGCGCCAAGACGAAAAGAATGGTGATTAGAAGTCGCATGATGGGGGTCTCCTCTTTGCTCTGCGATATTCAGTAAACGGCAAGTATACCGCGACAAGATACTCGGTGTCGAATTGGTCAAGAATAAGGCGGCGCCCCGAAATCAGGTATGTGATGCGCTTAAACCTCACTGGTCGATATTCCTATGCTATGAGGTGAAGGTGTAGGCGGCCACCCACGGGTTCACGTCCCAGCCGAAGCCGCGCTTGGCGTTGATGCTGTCCCAGAGGTCGCGGAACCATTCGCGGGGGTCGGGACCATCCGCCATATTGGCAAATGGGCATCCCTCATCCATCGCGTCTCCACGGTCAATGTCAGCAACCCTCTGCACCCGCACGTCCGTCACGGTGAGGGTCAGGCGGGACGCCCAGCGGGGCATGAAGATCGAGGGCTTCCAAAGAACCTCGCGTTCTGGATCGTCGGGTTGCACGGATGCCCACCGCGCCCCGCTGTTGTCCTTGCCATCGGAACGGTAAAGGACGCGGCCCGCCATCCGCAACCCGTCATTGTCCGTGATGTAGGTGAACGCCTCCCGCACCCAGAGCCGATCCCCCGCGGCGTAGGGGACAAAGCGATACCGCCTAAACATGTCGAGCGTGATCCACTCGCCGAGATCGTGATTTTCCCAGCCATAGTTTGATGGATCGTTTTTGTCGTCGTAACGACCGCCGCAAAACTCGGGCAATTCGCCGCAACCGTTGATCACCCGCCGCGTCTGCGTCTTCCGCCCATCGAGGATCGCGCGGACCATCTCGCCGGTGAAAAGTATTGGTCGGTCGGTCATGTCTTTTTCCACTTCCTCGTCGACGCGTCCCTCAGCGGGCGATTCTGGATCACCCAATGGACGCGAAACCGGCCCAGCCAGAATGCGTCAATGGCATCGATCAGGATGCGCTCGCGAGAATTGCGCGTGACTTTGGCCACTTTGTCCTCGGGAAATCGCTTCAAAATACGGTTCCAGCGGATCCGCTTGAGCGCCCAATCCCGAAACCCCGCAAGCTCGGTGAATTCCATTGCGGTGTCGAGATGCTTCAACAGCCGGTCCGTCACGATGTCCTCGATCTGGCGGGTCATCCGGAGCTTGCGGTAGGGACGGTTGTCGGTGACGCGATCCCACGGCATGGGAACAGGACCGCCGCCGCCGGGGCACTTCTCCCGTCCGCGCGGCGGTAAGACGTTGTGGACACCGAGCGGTGCGCGGCCAAAGCCTCCTGAGTAAAACATTATGACATCCCCCTTGGTTCGATCCGATCACAGGTTCCAAGCATAACATATGGGCCGTGTCGAACTAGAAAGGCGTTCCGCAGCCATGGGTTCGCAGCGATTTCTTCGGCGAGCTCCCTTGTCCTGCCTAAGCATTCATCCCGGGTGCTGTATGGCCCCCTCGTGTCGCCAATTCTGGTGCAGTTCATGCCCGGGTCGACAAAGATCGGGCATATCGCAACGACGGCCGCGAACATCATATCAACAACCTCGCGATCCAGTAGCCGACATAAAGCAGGCCCAACACGGCGATGACGCCCACGAAAATCCAGAACGCCACGACCCTCAGATATGGGTCGTCAGCGGCCCCGAAAAGCTTAGCAAATAGTTTGCGTACCATAGCAAGTCCTTCCAGAAGAACCAAACGATGATGGCCAAATAAAGCACCAGTATTGCGGCTATCACAAGTCCCGGTCCTGCATGGCTTTTGCGTTCGGTCGGTCTCTCTTTACTCATCTAAGCCCCCATAGATGACGGTTAATGTGTGTACTCAACCTCGCAGATGGTGTTGAGCGCGTACTGCACGGGCAGTGGCAATCGAGCCGCCACCAGAGCATTCGGTTTGAGCGCGGCCGGATCTTCGCCGCGCTTCGTGTTGCAATGACGGCAGGCAACGACGATGTTGTCGCCAGCCCCCTTAAACCCACCCTGAGACCTTGGCAGGATATGCTCTGCGCTAGCCTCGTACTGCCGAAGTCTGCGGCGCCAGCAGCTTGAAAACGGCTCGATATCGAACGCGTGCGCGAGTGCTGGGGTGGCCTTTGAGCCGGCTGGGAAAGTGCGTGTTCCGCACCAAATGCAGCAGTCGCCTTGCTCTCGGTACCGGCGATCACGCCATTTCGCGATTGCGTTACCCATTGGGCTTTATCCCAGCGTCCGAAAGCGCCTTGGCCATGTCCGGCGACCGCTGGCGCATCTGGTCGAGCTGAGGCCCGTATAGATCGGCAATCTCGGTCGGGTCTGCGCCGTCCTTGACCTCCTGCAGCACCGTCTTGAACAGGCGCTCGAGCGGGTCGTCGTCCGGCTCAGCACTCTTGCCGAACGGCTGGTCTGACTTGGCCGCCTCGGCCGCGTCACGTAGCTGTTCGAGCTCGGATTGAATATCTGACACGAGCACACGGTCGGCTTGGCTCAGCCCTTTCCAGTGCTTCGCCAGTGCGTCGGCGCCCTTGCGAGCGGCCGCGCGCGCGTCGTCGTACACAGAGGTGTCGGCCGAGCTGCCCTTGGACCATGCGAGGAGCTCTTTGCCTGTCTCGACCGACATCCTCTGTGCGCCTGAGAACATGGCCTTGAAGCGATCCGCCGTCTTGATGGGGATCGGGACGCCCGGGTTCTCAGGGTCCATGATGACCGTAACGGTCGTCTCGAAAATAATGTCCTTGTTGATTGCCAAGTCCCATGGCAGGTCGTCGCGGCGCAGCTTGTTCTTGCGCAGCGGCTTGCCGTTCCTGTCGGTGATCATCGGCTTGGCGCGCGCGCAGAGGATCACGTGGCACTTTGCGCGGATCAGGCGGTCGACGAGGCGGCGCTCGACGGGCTTTACCTTGGCCCATGCGAGTTGGCTGAGCGCCTCACGCTTGCGGCTGTCCTGACCGGCCATACGGTCGAGCTCCATCTCCTGACGCTCGAGGATACCGCCGATGCCCTCGTGGGCGTGGCTTAGGCTATCAATCACCAGAACCGGCACACCGGCTTTCTCGGCCGCCTCGACCGCTTCGATGTACCGCTCGGGCGTAAAGCCGTCGTCGCCGGGCTGGAAGTCATAATGCATCATCTCGGGGAAGTCGTCGCGGTAGTGCTTCGCGCGCTCGTTCTCGGTATCGATGACGCCGATAGGGCCGCCGTTGGCCAGCCCTCGGGCGATCAGCAGCGCGGACAGCGTCTTGCCGGACCCTGAGCCGCCGCCGATCATGATCGAGGCCTTGAGCGCCGTCGTGTCGTCTTTCACGGGGATGAATTGAACGGTCATGTGATCTGCTCCTGTGGGGTCAGGCCATTATGGGCGTCTGCCCACATTTGTCAAGCGGCCATTTGGTTGAGAAGAATGGCGCGGGACAGTTCGAGCGGTTTCTTGCAGTGCGTGACGATCCGCTCGTCATTGATGTTCAAGTGCAGATTTTCGAGCGCCTCGTCCAAATGCCCGATGACCTGATCGATGGCCGGTCCTGCGTCGTGCGGATCGACACGAACCTCGCCCCGGTTCTCGAAGTTGTCGCCTTCCTGAGGCACCGGCACCGACTGTTGCGAGGTTACAGCCCAAGCGAACGCCAGCCCATCGAGCTGCGTCTGCAGGTGGGCGATGATCTCCGCCCGGCGCTCGAGGGTGCTCTCGTATGCTGAGCCCGACAGGTTGTTGAGCAGGTTCATCGCCTTGGTGGCGTTCTCGATGCGCGGCGCGGCCACGCGTTCAAACTTCTCGGCTTTGGTCTCAGTCACGTTGCATCCTCCGGATTTCCTTGGTGAGACTGGAATTCAGTGCCGCCGACATCACGCGAGACCGAACGAGGCGCCTGATGACGTCTGCCTCGTAGTGCATCCCGCGCGACCGAAGCTTATCCGACAGGCGCAGCGCCTCGTCGCATATAACCTTCGGCTGATTTGGCAGTTTCGATGTGTCGATCATTCCTCGAACTCCTCGACGGGCTCGGGTTCTTTCGACGCCTTGATCGCATAGGCAAGCGCATCGCCGCCCCGGCGTGCGAGCTCTGCGTCCCGCTCCTCTCGGGCCAGCCACTTCGTTTCCCAGAACATCGGCGGCGCGACCTCTGCAATGCCATTCTGCCAGCCGGGCCAGCCCTCGGCCTCGAGACAATATCCGAGCATGGCGCGGGCCCGGGCGATCTTCTTTGCGCCCATGATGATGGCCGAGGCGGGCAGACGGCACACAGACAGAACGAATGGAGCCTTGCTCTCGACAAGCACGAAGCGATACTCCCAACCCTCGGTTCCAAACACCGCCCCAGCGCCCTCGAGATAGTGCGCAGCGCGCAGGTCGATCCCATTGACCATGTTGGTGCGCACCCACTCCTCGGGATCGGAATTGTGACATGTCTTTAGGTCGTAGATCACGCGGCGGTCAGGATCGATGTTGTCGGCGCGGGCGCGGTTCCAGACACCGTCCTTCTGCCAGAAATAGGACGCCTCGTTGTGGCCCCATGAGAACACGTCGCCGATGCCGTGATTGTCGAGCTGTATCATCGCAACCTTGACGCACACCAGCGCTGCGTCATGGTCCTTTTTCAGGATTGCAGTCCTTCCCGACGCCACTGCGTCCGCCTTGGCCGCCTTTGCGTCATTGGTGCGCCAATCCTTGAAGTCGCAGACATCAAATCCCGATCCATCGCCGAGCATGATCTCATGAACGACGGACCCAAAAGACATAATGTCGTTGCTTTCCTCTGGCGCATCCGGGTTCAGACGCCTGTTCGTGTGCAGGTAGTGCATCGGCGTCTTGGTCACGAGGGTTTGCGCGCCTCCGGCCGAGAGCGAAACCTCGGGGCACGGATCGGCGTGGTAATCCTCGTGGCTCATGTTCGGGTGAAAGCCCGGCGCATCAATCTGCATCTGTGATCTCCTCTGCTGTTTCGTACAGGCGTTCGGCATGCTCACGGGCGGTATCCGCGACCTCCTCGAGCGCGCTTGAAGCCTCGTAAAGGGCGTTGGTCGACCCGATCACGCCAAGCGTCTCATGGCGGTCAGCCTCAAGCAGTTTCTCGAGGCACTTATATATCGGCTCGTCCTTGACCATGGTCCGCATGCAGGCGAGGCACAGGCGGCGGGAAAACTCCTCGACCGATGTGGAGACCTGACCGCGGGATTGGTCGGCAGGGATGGCATGCAGGCGGGCCCACGACTTGAGCTGCTTCGCGATCTCCTCTGGCGCCCGATCCAGATCATCCACTCTCAGTTGTATATACATGGTTCTTGTGGCCTTTCCGTCTGTTCGTCGCCCTGTTTATATGGGCTACTGCCTACATGCAAGCAAAAAGAGGCGGTTGCCAACATTTTTCTTGACCAATTGTAGTCATTCGCTCATAACTCCCCCATGGCAAAGAAAAAGAAAGCACCGACACTTGAGGCCGAGCTCCTCGATCTGATCCGCCGCGGCGCGAAAAAGAAGGGCTGGAAGCCCTCGTACTTCTGCCGCATGGCCAACAACAACAGCAAGCTCTACGGGCGCTTGCTCGCGGGCGCGACCGTCACGACGGCAACCTATTCGTCTGTGCGGGCATACTGCGCAGATATCGGGGTGACGTGATGCAGGGTCAGAGGCGCGACGCCTTTCAGGGCAAGAAAAACATATACCTGTGCAAGGACTGCGGTCATGGGTTCATCAGTTTGGATCGTGATGCAGGCACCACGCCCTTTATGACCGAATGCCTTAATTGTGGAGGCTTTGCTCAATCGATGATGTACGCTGCGCCGCAGCAGGCTCTCGCAGAGCACGCATGTGCCTTTGAGTGGGTGCGAGCGACACCGCAGCAGGTTAGCAGGATGACTGCCTCTGGCAAGCAGCATCATCAAATGGGCGGACTGTTCCGGTCGGACAAGCTCGGCAAGGCGCCGAAGAAAAAGGTTAGGCACTGATGGGCAAGATGAAGGAAACCGAGGCCGACAAGGACGTCCGAGACGCGGCTCACGGGGTAACAGCGAAAGAGCTCCGTGCGTTCGTCGAGCGGGTCGAGCGCATAAATGTCGAGATCAAGGACTGTCAGGATCAGCGCAAGGAAGTCTTCGCCGAAGCAAAGGCGCGCGGCTACGACGTCAAGGCGCTCAAGTACGTGATCGCCGAGCGAAAGAAGGACGCCGACGCCCGCGCCGAGGAGCAGGCCATCAACGAGATGTACGGCGAGGCGCTGGGCCTGTAATGCCGAAGCCCACCGCCGACCAGCTTGCCGAGCAGAGCATCCAGCGCACGTTCTATCAGTATTTCATGTTCTGCAGGTCTCCGGGCGTGATCGGGTTTTCTGTTCCAAACGAGCACATCATCGAGAACAAGCGCGACGCGCGGTTCGTGGCCAACCTCAAGCGCATGGGCATGGTCCCCGGCGCCGCTGACTTCGTGGTTTTGTTTACGGGCGGGGCTGTCCTGCTGGAGTTCAAGGCGCGGCTCGGCACTCAATCGCCCGATCAGCGGGAATTCGAATTGTCCTGCCAGATCGCGGGCATACCATATTTTGTGTGCCGTAGCTGGGAGGCCGGCCTCGAGGCGCTCGAATCCTGTAATGTTCCCCTTGCCAGAACGTGGCGCGACGGGCACCTTAGCCGAACCTGATATGAGAGGAGCACCCCCATGCCTTCGCAATCCGGCTTGTTTCAGGCCGTCAGCGGCGGAAAGCGCCCCCTATGAGCGCCGGCCTCGACTGGTACAAGCGCGAGCCTGTCGCCTTCCTGGGGGACGTCCAAGGCCTCCCCGCCAAGCAGCTCGCCGTCTACTCTGTAATCCTCGATCTCCTGTATGTTCATGCGGGTGAGATCCGGAATGATCCCAAGTGGATTTCGGGCTGGATCAGCGACATGGGATCGTCTGCGGTGCGGACCGCGATTGCCCAACTAGACGCCAATCCACGCATCACTTTGATGGTCACTGACGACACGATCAGCCAAAAACGGGCCAAAACCGAAGCGAAACGGAAGCGAAACCAGCGTGAAAACGCGTCAGTTTCAGGACGGATTGGCGGCGAACGCAGTGCGGTTTCGAGGGCCCGTAGTAAGGAAAACAACGGCTTAGGTGAAGCGAAACCTTCATCAAAAATCCAAGCAGAGAAGAGAAGAGAAGATACAGTACCTAACGGTACTGACGCTTCGCGTCTCGATGGCATGAGTTCATATGATCGAGTTTGGCATCTTGGGGTGCCCTTCCTGATGGACCGGGGTTCACCAGAGACACAGGCAAGAAAGCTCATCGGAAAGTGGCTTCGCGACCACCGGGTCGAGGACGTGCTCGAGGCTTTCAGATCATGCCAAACTAGAAGGACCGGTGACCCGGTCGCCTACATCACCGCCACGCTCAAGGAGGACAGCGGCAATGGCAAACGAAATCACGACCCAAGTCGACCTGATGCGTCCGCTCGGGCAGCAGCTTTCGCCGCAGGAGCGAGAGACACATCGTAACTGGATTGCGGGCAGGGCCTTTACCCTTCTCAGCCATGGATACCAGAAGGATCGCACGACCGGCGAGATCCGAGCGATGGCTAAGGACTGGTGCGACGTCCTCGAGGACGTGCCACGCGAGATCATTCAGCGCGCATCGGTCGAGTTCCAGCGGACGGCCGACAAGGCAACGCCCACGCCGTCGCGCATCTACGCGATCTGCAAGCGCATCCTGTTCGATGAGCGTAAACGGATCATCGAGGCTCGCTATGGCTGATGGATTTGCGGACAATTGCCACTGGTGCGACCGGATGAAAGAGCGCTACCCAGCCGTTTCTATGGAGGGTCTATGGCGGCGTCTTGTTGAGTGGAACAATGCCGGACGGGAATTGCCCTCGGTCGACGTCGTCATCCGGGACATGGATGGGTGCGACGTAGTTCGTGTCGAGATGCCCTGCGGGTCGCTCGTCTACGTGGTCGTTGTTCGCTCGAATAATCGAAATCTCATCATCCGGACCGTGATCACACACGACATGGTCAAACGGAAAAAATGGCGGATCAAAACCACAAAGCGCCGCCGTTCTAGCGTCGGTGGTATGAAGTTGAGCAACTTGGGCAAGAGGAACTGAACCATGCGCCACCAAGTCGAAAAAGATTGGATGGGCCTCGATCTTATCCGGGTACGGCACGTCGATCCCAACCGACCGAGGCGACTGCCGCCGGAGCAACGTCGGCAGCAGATCATAAACCTTCTGCGTGATGGGCCTAAGACGTCATCACAGCTGCAATACTCGATGGGGCTCAGCGGAAACGGCCTCAAATATTATCTTAAGTGCCTCGTAGACGACGGGCGGATCGAGAAGCTTGGGCTTGTCCGCGTCGGCCGCATCGGCGGCTCAGAAGCGCAGTGGGGGCTTGTCAGGCCATCGGTCGTCGTGTCAGAACCGGAATAGGCGGGATGCCTTTTTACGACGGGATGTCACATGGCGCTGAATGCAAAGCAGGCGAGGTTCGTTGACGAGTACCTAGTCGACCTGAACGCAACGCAGGCCGCGATCAGGGCTGGATACAGCGAAAAGACGGCTCGGCAACAGGCCTCGGACCTCTTGGCACATCCTGACATCGATGGTGCAATCCAAGCCGCGAGGCACCGACTTTCGGAGGCAACTGGCATCACGCAAGAGCGCGTGCTCAACGAGATTGCCAAGTTGGCGTTTGCCAACATTGGGGATTACATCAATGTGGTCGGCAAAGACCCGCATATCGATCTGAGCAAATGCACGCCGGAGCAATTTGCTGCGCTCACCGAGACAACCTTCGAAACATACATGGAAGGCCATGGCGAGGACGCTCAGATCGTGAAGCGCGTCAAGATCAAGATGGCCGACAAGTATCGCGGCCTCGAGATGCTCGCAAAGCACCTTGGCCTGCTGTCCAAAACGGCCGACGACGGCGACGCGGTTCCCCTGACCATCAATATCAGCGCAGAGCCTCCGGTGAAGGATGTCCGAGTTACTCGAGGCAAGTGAGATCCGCGTAAGCGCGGCTCAGGACGTATTCCTCAACAGGCTCGATAGCCGCTTCAAGGCGTTCGTCGGCGGGTTTGGATCGGGCAAGACTTTCGTCGGGTGCGTCGACAGTCAGCTATGGGCCGGCCGCTTCCCGGGATACACGCAGGGGTATTTCGCTCCGACCTATCGGGACATCCGCGACACGTATTGGCCGACCATGGAGGAGGTCGCCGAGGAGCTCGGTTTCACGTGCAACATCAAGAAGGCCGACAAAGAGGTCGAGCTGTGGCGCAATAGGGCGCTCTACGGCAAGGTGATCTGCCGCTCGATGGATGATCCGGGCGGGATCGTCGGGTTCAAGATTGCCCGCGGCCACGTCGACGAGATCGACGTCATGGCGGCCGATAAGGCTCGCAACGCATGGCGGAAGATCATCGCGCGCCTTCGGCAGGCTGTGCCCGGCGAAATGAACGGCCTCGGCGTCACCACGACGCCCGAGGGTTTTCGCTTCGTCTACGAGCAGTTCGCCCACAAGCCGACGGCCAGCTATTCGATGGTGCAGGCGTCGACCTATGAGAACGAGAAGTACCTCCCGCCCGGCTATATCGACAGCCTCATCGAGACCTATCCGGCAGAGCTGATCGAGGCCTATCTCGATGGCAGCTTCGTCAACCTGACCACGGGAACCGTGTATCGCCAGTTCAACCGGCACCGATGCAAGAGCGAGGAAGCCGTCACCGACGACGACAAGCGCCTCTTCATCGGCATGGACTTCAACGTCGGCAAGATGGCCGCGAAGGTCAACGTGAGGCGTGAACGAGAGGTCGACGGGAAGAAGCGTCCGGAGTTCCATCTTGTGGACGAATTCGACGAGCTGCTCGATACCCCCGACATGATCCGGGCGATCAAGGAGAAGTACGAAAATCGCAAGATCGTCGTCTATCCAGATGCCTCGGGAAAGAACAGATCGACCAAGGGCGCCAGCAAATCGGACATTAGCCTTTTGCGCGATGCAGGCTTCGAGATCCGGGTGAAAAACACCAATCCACTGGTGAAGGATCGAATTCTATCCGCCAATAAAGCCTTTTCAGATGGCAAATGGTTCGTTAATCCTGAGCTCGCACCCGTGGCGACCCTGTGCCTCGAGCAGCAGGCCTACAACAAGAACGGCGAACCTGATAAAGATGGCGACACCGATCACAGCAACGACGCAGCGACATATCCGATGGCCTACGAGTTCCCGGTCGTGAAGCCGCGCAGCAGAACAGGACGGTTGCGGATATGAGCAAGACGGTGAACAAGCCCACGGACGTCGTCGAGAAAATGCGCTCGGCCACTGTTCTGCATCGCAACCTCGCTGGCGGCACCAAGGCCATGAGAGAGGCCGGCCAAACCCATCTGCCCAAGTTTCCAGCGGAGGAGCGCGAGGACTACGATTCGCGGCTTGCGCGGTCATTCCTCTACGGTGGATACACCGACACCATCGAGAAGATGATCGGCCGCGTATTCGCAAAGCCCGTCACCCTCAAGACCGAGGGCGATGCGGAAGTGACTGGCGATTTCGACGAGTGGGCCAAGGACGTTGACCTCGAGGGTCAGAACCTCAACAACTTCGCGATGCAGGTGCTCGAGGACGGGATGCAAACGGGCATCTCGTTCATCCTCGTTGATGCACCACGCCGAGAGGGCGATGTGACCCGCACGCAGGCGCAGGCGATGGGCCTGCGGCCGTATCTCGTTCATCTCACCATCGAGCAAATCCTCGGGTGGAAGGTGACCAAGGTCGCGAACCGATCGGTCCTCAGTCAGCTCCGGATTTCCGAGACGATCAAGGTGCCCGATACAGAGGACGAATTCAACGAGAAGGAAATCGAGCAGGTTCGGGTGCTCACCGTCGTTGAGGCTCAGGTGTCCGTCCGGATTTTCCGCAAGAGCCAAGACAAGACGATGTGGATGGAGGTCTCGGAGGAGGCCTATTTCATCCCGGTCCCCGAGATCCGGCTCGTCCCGTTCTACACGAAGCGCACCGCGTTCCTGCAGGCCAAGCCGCCGCTCACAGCGCTCGCTGAGGCCAACGAGGAGCATTGGCAGAGCGCATCGGATCAGCGCAACATCCTGCACGTCGCACGGGTTCCCACGCTCTGCATCAAGGGGATGATGCCCGGCGAAAACGACGACAAATTCGAGTTTGCTATCGGCAGTTCCAAGGCCATTGAGCTCGATCTAGAGGGCAGCGCGGAGTGGGTCGAGCATTCTGGCGCTGCTATAGACGCCGGCCGGCAAGACATCATGGACATCGAGGCTCGGATGCAGGCGCTCGGATTGCAGCTCATCGCCCGGCGTACGGACGGTGGGGCAACCGGTGCGGCCATCGATGACACGAAAGAGACCTCGATTCTGCTCAAATGGGCCGAGGCGCTCGAAGACACGTTGACCACGGCGCTCATGTGGATGGGCGACTTTGCCAATCAGGCGGCGCCGGTTGCGACCGTCTTCAAGGACCTGACAATCGGGGCATTCACCGAGGGTGAGCTGCGCGAGTTGCGCGAGGCGCGTCGAGCCGGTGACATCTCGCAGCAGACCTATCTGAACGAGCTCAAGCGCCGCGGTATGCTTCACGACAGCGTCGAGGTCGAGGACGAGATCGAGCGCACCGAGGAGGAGGCCATGCTTGCCCTCGGTGATCGTGACTGGGAAAC